GGCAAGGGCCGCCCGTCAATCATCCATCGGATGATACAACCGGAGTCGTAAAGTAGGCCGACAGCTTGCGCAGGGTGGCGAGGGTAATGCCTTCCTCGCCATCCGCAACGCGCTTAACGGTGGGGTAGGACAGGCCCGATTTCTCCGCAACAATGGTGAGCCGGCGGTCGGCCAGACGGTCCCGAATCTCTGTGATGCTCAACATTTTTATTCTCCCAGTTAAAGTTTACGCTTGCAATCTGCACTTTCTTGTGCGATTGGTCAAGGCGTTGGAAGAAGAAGGAATGAGATGATGCTAACGAACATCGACGCGCTTGCGCGCGATTGGCTTGAAGCCAAGGCGGCGGAAGATGCCGCAAAGGACCTCAGATACACCATCGAGGACCAAATCACCCAAGCCCTTGAGGTCAAGGACGAGGGTTCAATCACCCACACCCTGGACGACCACAAGGTGACGCTGACCCAGCCGGTCACGCGGAAGGTTGATGACAAGAGGTGGCAGATGGTTTTGGACAAGTGTCCGGCCGCGCTGCACCCGATCAAAATGAAGATCGAAGCTGATGCCGCTGGCTGCAAGTGGCTGATGAACAACGAGCCGGAAATCTGGCGCAACATCGCAATCGCCTTCACCACCACGAAGGGCAAGATTGGCGTGAAAGTGGAGGTGGCGAAATGACTGACAATGAAGAAATCCAATACCAACTGACGATTGGTCACTTGGGGATGTTTGATGTGCCGATGTCGGCTGCAGAAAATGTGGACCTGACGAATGGATCATTGCAGGCCGCAATTCTGGACTGCCTGACAAGGGAACAGATGCTTGAGGCCTTGGCTGTTCATGGCGGGGGGGAGCTTTCCCTTGGCTATTGATCTCAAAACGCTATCGAAGCCCCGCGCCGATAGGCCCATCATCATGACGCTCTTTGGCGAAGGAGGCATGGGCAAAACCACGCTGGCGGCAATGTTCCCGAAGCCGGTCTTCATTCGAACCGAAGACGGCACGGCCAGCTTGGCCGGGAACGATGGGGTGAGCCTTTTCCCGCTGGCGAAATCCAGCAAGGACGTACTGGACGCGATCGAGTCTTTGGCCACGCAGGAGCATGACTTCAAAACCATGGTTTTGGACAGCATCACGCAGCTGGCCACGCTGATTGAGCACGAAATCGTCGAGGCGGACCCGAAGGCGAAATCAATCAACCAGGCTGGTGGCGGCTACGGCGCCGGCTACAGCACGGCTGCGGAAAAGCACCGAACCATCCGAGAATGGGCTGGGGCGCTGGCTTACGAGCGCGGCATGAACGTGGTCTTCATTGGGCACGCGGACACCGAAACGCTGGACCTTCCGGACATGGACGCCTTCGGGCGCTACACGGTGCGGCTGCACAAGAAATCACTGCCGCACTACACCGACAACGTCGACGCGGTATGTATGATCAGGCTGAAAAGCTTTGTGCGCGGCGATGGCGATAAGAAGCGTGCCATCAGCACGGGCGAGCGGGAAATCATCTGCTACCCGCAGGCTTCCAGTGTCACGAAAAACCGGTTCGACATCACCCAGGCCCTGCCATTCACTTTTGACGGCGGGAACCCTTTCGAGAAATTTGCAGCGAAGTAAGGAGAACGACTATGGATCTGAATGGTTTCGACGCCTCAAAGGTAGACCCAATTGCCAGCTTTGAGCCGCTTCCGGCTGGATGGTACAAGGCTGTTTTTACGGCATCCGAGGAAAAGCCGACTAAGGCGCAGACGGGCAGCTACCTGCAGCTGAACGCTGAGGTCATTGAGGGTCAGTATCAGGGGCGCAAAATGTTTGAGCGCCTGAACCTGAAAAACCCCAACGCAACCGCGGTGGAGATTGCCAACCGCACGCTGTCGGGCATCTGCCGGGCTGTCGGGGTTAACGCGCCGCGCCGGAGCGAGGAACTGCTGGACAAGCCTTTCATGATGAAGGTGTCTGTCAAGCCGGGCGATGCTCAATATGGGCCCAGCAACGAAATCAAGGAATACGCGGAGTGCGAGGGTAAAGCCTCCACCCCCGCAGCACAGGCCAGCACCTCCCCACCCTGGCGCCGCTGAAACGTCCCTCAAGAAGCGCGTCCCTACGGGGGCGCGTCACTGGATGGATGGAGAGCAAAATGACGATCAGTGAACTAAAGGCAATCGTTGACAGCATTTATGATTTGCACGGGCCTGATGCGCGCACGAGTTTTATATATCAGCGCGCGTCTGGGCGCACTGGGCTGGGGCATATTACCAGCTACCGTGTCGGCGTAAGTAAATTGGGCGGTTCCATTCATTTCAACATCGATTATCCGCGCGGCGAGGCGGAATGATGGACATTGCAAACAACACGACGCCGGAGACAATCAAGCGCATCTTTGATCACTACCAGAACAAAAGGAAGGGCGAGCACCGCCCGCATTTGGGCGGGAGCCAGATCGGCCGGGAATGCGACCGGGCGCTTTGGTATCAGTTTCGCTGGGCTTGGACGCCGCACTTTGAGGGGCGCATGCTGCGACTTTTTGAGACGGGCGACCGGGAGGAAGACCGGGTGGTTCGCAACCTGCGCGATGTGGGTGTGACGGTCTGGGACCGGGATCCGGACACGGGTCGGCAGGTGCGGTTTGAGGCGTGCGGCGGGCACTTTGCTTTGAGCCTCGATGGTGTTGGGGAGAACTTCCCAGAAAGCAAAAAGCCGCACACTCTTGAGTTCAAGACGATGAATACAAAGAGTTTTCGCAAGCTGTCCGAGGACGGGCTTGAGAAGTCCAACGCGATTTACTGGGCGCAATGCCAGATCGGAATGCACTTGTCGAAGCTGGAACGGTGCTATTTCTTTGCCGTGTGCAAGGAGACGGATGCAATCTACGGCGAGCGCATTCGGTACGATCCGGCGCAGGGAATAAAGCTGGAAGCAAAGGCAAACCGGATTGTGTTTGCGCCGCTTCCGCCGCCAAGAATCACGGAGGACCCGAGCGATTGGCGATGCAAGTTCTGCCCGTATTTCGCCGTGTGCCAAGGCAACAAGATACCGGAAGTGCACTGCCGAACCTGCGCGCATGTCACGCCGGAAAACAATGGATCGTGGTCCTGTTCGCTGGGTAATAAGGTGGACAAACCTTGCGCTAATCACCTTTTTATCCCGCAGATGATGCCGAAAGACTTGGAAGTTAAAGACGCGGGAACGGATTGGGTTGACTATCTGGATCAACTCACCGGACAAACCGAGCGCAATAAAAACAACAGCCAAGCCATGTTTGAGGGAAGAATGAAATGACGTTTGAACTGAGGGATTATCAAAAGGAAGCGGTCGAGGGCCTATACAGTTATTGGGCTAAGGGCGCGGGAAGCCACCCTCTTATTGTGGCACCAACTGGCTCAGGCAAGACGGCAATCATCGCGCAGATAGTTCGGGACGCCATGTCCTTCCCGAACACCAAGGTTTTGATTGTCAGCCACGTCAAGGAACTGCTTGAGCAGGGTGCCAAGGGTCTGCTGGCGATGTATCCAGAGGCGGATTTTGGCTTCTACAGCGCCAGCCTGCGGCAGAAGCGGCTGGATCGCCCCATCACGTTTGCCGGCATTCAGAGCGTTTGGGAGCGGGCGTTCGATATGATCCCGGCTCCGGATCTGGTGCTGATCGATGAAGCGCACATGCTGCCGAAGAACACCGAGACGCGCTACGGGCAATTCATCCGCGACCTGACCATGTGCAATCCGCAGGTCAAGGTGGTTGGGCTGACGGCCACGCCATACCGGCTCGACAGTGGGTTTCTGCACAAGGGCAAAGGGGCGGTGTTCGACGGCATTGCCTACGATATCCCCGTAAGCAGGCTGATGGAAGAAGGGTGGCTTTCCACGGTCTACAGCAAGGGCGGGTTGAGGCAGATCGACCTGACCAATGTCGGCCGGCGCGGTGGTGAGTTCATCGAGAGCGAACTTGCGGCGGCCGCATCGGATCCGGAACTTGTGCGGGCCACGGTCGAAGAGATTTGCAGGCTGGGCGTGGATCGAAAGTCCTGGCTGATCTTTGCCAGCGGCATTGGGCACGCCAACATGCTGGCGGACGGGCTGCGCGACTTGGACATTGGTGCCGAGGTTGTAACCGGGTCCGATGACATGGCGGAGCGCGGGCGCAAGATCGCGGACTTCAAAAGCGGCAAGCTGCGGGCGCTGGTCAACTGCAACGTGCTGACCACGGGCTTCGACGCGCCCTCGGTGGACCTGGTTGCCTTGGTGCGCGCCACCGAATCGACGGGCCTTTACATCCAGATGGTGGGTCGCGGGACGCGCTTGGCGCCCGGCAAGGAGGATTGCCTCTTGCTTGACTACGGCGGGAACGTGGCGCGGCACGGGTTTATCGACACGCCAAACCCAAAGAAGAATGGCGGCACAGGCGATGGCAAGGCGCCGGTCAAGGCGTGCCCCAGCTGCAATACTTTTTGCCACGCGGCCGTGCGAGTGTGCCCAGAGTGTGCGTTTGAGTTTCCGGCACCGGAATTGAACCACGCGCCGAAATCCTATGAAGGCGCGGTGCTGTCGAACCAGGTTAAAATGGAATGGCTGGACGTGGACGACGTGTCCTACGGGCGTTGGCAGAAAGAGGGAAAGCCCGACAGCATCCGTGTGACCTACTATTGCGGCATGACGCGGATCAGCGAGTGGCTATGCCCTGACCATGGCGGATACGCAGCAAGCCGCTACACGGCCCGGAAATCGGCCTTGCGGGCGAGCGCTGACGGTACGGACGCAGCACTGGCGGAATGCGCGTTCTGGGTGAAGCCCAGCAAGATCCGGGTGAGGCCCGACGGAAAGTATTTCCAAATTGTGCAGCTGGATTACGAGCAGAAAAAGCCACCAGCAGAGACGGAACTGGACAGGGACCTGAAAGAAATGTTTGCCGATGACTTCTGAGCATGACGAGCAGGTAGGCTTGGTGAATTGGTTCCGCGCTAAGTTCCCCGGCGTTTTAATTTTCGCCATTCCGAACGGCGAGCACAGGGCCATCAGCACGGCCAAGCGGCTGAAGGCGGAGGGGGTGACGCCCGGCATCCCCGACCTGTTTATTCCCGAGTGGCTGCTGTGGGTTGAAATGAAGAAGGCCAAGGGCGGGAGGGTGTCGCGCGAGCAAACAAACATGATCGGGTATCTGGAAGGGGTCGGCCACACGGTGGTGGTTGGTTTTGGTGCGCGGGACGCATCCGAAAGAATATTGATCCATGTGAATAAAAAGCTTGAAGAGAAGAAGATTCAGGGGTAATTCTGGGGTCGTAGGAAGAAAAAGGAACCCGACCAATGACCCAACAAGCAGAATTTTACATCATCACCAGCGACCACGGCCCACTCGGCATGGGTGCCAGCGATCCGTGTTACAATCTGGACGACGCGGCGGATGCACTCGGCGAGGCAGAGAGGCTGACGGGCCGTGACGCTCGCGCCATCTACGTTGACCTTTTCGCCGAAACCGTCCGCAACGTGACCAAAGAATGCCTTGATGTAATCGCCGCTCGCAGGAAGGCCGCAGAATGATCCGGGATATGATTGGCGCGGTCTGCCTGTTCGGCGGCCTGTACCTGATGCTGATGATTGGAATGGGGGCGGGGCTGTGAGCAAGTCGACAATTTACGAACAGAACAAGGATGACTGGGCCGCCATCGGGGTCTACTGGCCCCGCTTGGCCGAGATGGCCTGCTACTTCACCGACAAACCCAAGATGGAGCGCGCCCTTGGATACGGGCCCAGCGTCATCTCCAAGTGGGTTGCCAAGCGCGGCGGTGTGTCCAGAGAGGCCGAGCGCAGGGCCGACACCTGGCTCAACAATTACGGCGTGGACGCCGAAATCAAACAAATAGTTGAGCCAGCGGCCCAGCCCAGCAGCATGTTTCTGGTGATCTGCCCGGCCGGGACCGAGGCAAAGGTTGGCCGCGTCCTTGCCATGCTGGGTTGTGAGGTGACAGATGTCTGAGCGCCTACCCAACAAGTTCGCCGAATGGGACCAGGACCGCCTGCGGATCCTGTGGATGGCCGGCATCCCGCAATACCTGCGCAAGGAAAAGGAACCGAAGAACGACCCGGCCCGGCCCACGTCGCCCGAAGTGATCTTCGCCGTGGCCAAACATCTCAGCGAAAT